ATCGCAGAATACTCTAAAGATCAAGAGAAAGCAGAGGTCTTTAAAAGTTATGAAGACGCAATGTACAGGTTAAACACGCTCGACATGGTGCTAAAAAAAGGCCATACACTCCGTAGGTTCTATTGGATTCGGTAGAACGTGTGACCCTGCTGACGCACACCCTATTCGTATACCGAAACGAGTCAAAGCTGACGCTACCGCTCGACGCAAATGGTACCGCCCACGCGCAGGCGCAGGCGATCGATATAGGTCGTGCGTTAAACGCCACTAAAACAAAACTAGACTATACTGAAACTAAAGAGACTCCCCTAGCTCAACTTTTTAAAGATCTCGCGTTTAACAACTACGACTATAAAACATGTGTCCCGTGGACTGGCTCATATACAAACGCTGTCCCGTGCGTGTACGCACTTAAAAAGCGCTATTACATTAGGAATTTAATTGTTAGATACTTAGATATTCCAAACGAAGACTGTCTGCCGAAACCAAGCTGCGGCTGTAAAAACTGTGTGAATCCATTGCACTTCGAGTACAGGCAGGGCAAAAACTCGAAATTGACTTGCGGTGGGACCAGTTTGCTCCTAGCCTACGCGAGCCAAGGCGTCAGCCCAAAGCAGATTGCCAAGGTACTAAAGGTACATCCCTCAACGGTTTACAGAAACCTCAATCATGAACGTCTTTTTATTGGGCCTCCGCATCACAGCAGAAGCACAAGATAACGAAGGGATTTTGAATGTACTCGCTGAATCTCTGCCGTCAAACGACAAACGTGTGGCGACGAAAGTTCAGTTGATGCAGAAGAAGGATCACTACGTTGGCAAGACTTTAAAGACTTTGGCTGAGGGGGATACGGTGCTTGCGGTTGGTCCCACGCGGCCGACTCCTGACTCCGTGCTTCAGATGCAGCCGATGCTCATCATCACACACGACAGCTTCGACGATCTGTTGGCGATCAACCTCTTTGTTGCTACCGGGGGCCTCGGTCCTAAAGCAGAGGAAGTTGAACTTAGCGACACAACCGTCACCAATCGTTCTTTGGCTTGGCAATCCGAAGACAAGGAAACGAATTGGTTCAAGCTTACGGCGTGGGCTGAGCACTCTAAGCAACTCGCTGAGCTTGCTCCTGGCACACCTACAATTGCTGTAGGTAAAGTTTCCAGTTCTGAAAAGGACGACAAGCTGTATCTCAACTACAACGTCGACAAGATTCTCTACCTTCCTAAAACAAGCAAAACTGCCCCTAAGAAGGCGGCCGATCCTGAAAAAGGTAAAGTCGCTGCTGCTGCTCTCGGTTCGATCGACTTCTCTCTTTGATTTCTGGAGTACTACCAATGGTATTTATCGCAAGCAATTTTTCGGAAGACGAAATTCTCTGCAACCTTCCTCCGCACACTCTCCGCATCGATCTTCAGGCTCGTCGTTGGAAATCCGATGTCGACCCTGACAGTGCGATCACCGATGTCAACGACAATGGGATTCCAATTGAGTTCATTCTGCTTGGTTTCATGCCGTACTTCGGCAACCTCGGGATGCGCAACCAGGAGGAATTTCTCCGCATCGCGTACATCGGTGTCTCGCCCAACCACAGGCTGCTGCCACCTCGATGCGTGACGACTTCCGTTATCAGCGGCAAGTCAAGTCAGAAGAACTTCATTAGTTACTTCCAGACTCTCTATAACAACCGTATTAACTGCGCGTCTGTTATCACGTGTTCGAAGTTTGTTACTAAGAGCTTTGCGGAACGCGATCCAGTAACGGGCGCGGACGGCAACAAGATCAACTTCAACGCTTTGGAATTCAAGGATCGTCCCGCTGGCAATGAGAAGGAAGAAAAACTTCTCGAAGATGTCAGCAACTACCTTGGGGGAGAAGGCGCAGACATGATTTCGTCGGCACTCCACTCGCATATTGCGGGCTCTGATCTGGTGGAGCTTCCCCTTGGGAGCGATCATGGCGAGATCAAAGCACAGTTCAGCGCAACGAGGGGCGCCGCACCCGAGCGTCGCTCTTTTACACAGGCCCCTGAACCGGTAGCAGCGCTTCCTTCCGCACCCGAAAAAGCGGCTGAGCCTCCCACGGCCAAAACCAAAAAAGCTGTGGAGCTTACCGCAGAGCAGGCTGAGAAACTGGGTATCGACTTCTGATGTAAAGCCTGAATGAAACACTACGAGGCGGGTCGCAAGACCCGTCTTTTCTTTGGTACCTATGAAACGAAGTCAAGTCCTACGAATTAAATACGATGGTTATTGGGTCTCTATATACCTTCGAGATATGAGATCTCACACGAACATCTCAATCGTTGTTTCTAAGTCTAAACGAGCTGCAAACGATTGGGAAAACAATAGACTTAATAAACGAACTAGAGGTCTAAAAAACCGCGAAGCAAAGCGAGTAAACTTTGTAGGTCTTTATAAAGCGTATAAACTGTTGCGGGATCATATACCCAAACTTAAACCGGGGACCGTATTAACCACGGTGCATCGAAACGAACGAACTGTACTGCTTTCTTTGTTCCTCAGGCGTCTGGGTTTTGCATATTATCCACAGGATGGGTTGGCTGTGTTTGCTTTAGTAGTTCGGTGAAACACGGGAGTGCGACATGATTACGAACGCACCATTTAGTTAACTGAGTGAACAAGTTTTTTTGAATTGCATACTGTAAATGAATTTTTTCGAGCACCTCTAAAAGCTCTTTCTTGTCCAGTCCCTCAGCTAAGGACATGAAGCGCACGTGGGTGAACGATTGTTCAGTGTTCAGCTCGAACAGATTTTCCATTGTTTTAAGGTCAGCTCCGAAACATTCAATGCACACCGTGAACTCTATTGACTATTATGCTAAAGTCAACCCCTCGACACTCAACTCAAATGGACAGTTTCTACGTAATGCCAAAGGAGGTTCCGCATCAACTGGTGAAACATACCTTGGTCTCCGGATCAGTACTTGTCCCATACGATACAGACGGAACACTAACTCAGCAACTCAAAGCACATAAACTTCAAGTAACCACAAACACCAACGAAGAAAATCTCGTCGATCCGATCTGGTGGACTTCTGAAAAATCTAAAAAGCACGATTGGGTTGTGTGCGCGACAATGGGCCTCGGCAGCTGTGCTGAGTACGTACTGGAGTACGGCGTACAGACAGGCACGAAAGGAATCGCGATCCTAGACCGACTTTCTTTTTTGGAACCGGTAATGAAGCGACGCACTTTCCTGCTTAAGTACAAGCTGTCCGATATGGTTGTCCTTAGCCCACGCCCCCGGTACAGAGCGGCAGGCTCAACTCGGGATTCCGTTACGAGCTGCTGGTTCGTTTTCCAGCGTCCGGAGAACTGGATGGATGGCACGTACATTCACTACGCTGTAAATTGGGACCGCTTGAGCGCCAACCCGCTTCCCTCGCTCCCATGACCTCCGCATCAAATCGCTTTAGCGAATTTCAAAAACAACTCTTTGAGCTTCTCGCGGAAACAAACAGCAAATTAGATAAGTTAATCTCTCTCACGATATCACAGCAACTACTGAACGAATACATTTCTCCCGAGGGCGAAGTGCGCTCGGCAGAACAATGTGCAGAAATAGTTAATGAAAGTTACTTTGCGGGCATGTGTTTAAGCGAAGAGATCAAAGACCGGACGAAACGATTCGAGTACCAAAAATCAGAGTTTTTCATTGGGGAGGAGCCGGACGCTCCCACGCTGGGCGCAGACCCCGACGATAATAACCCAGGTGCATCCAGTTACGCTCCAAGAATCCCAAGTCGCTTCTAAACATTGACCATGATCGAACTAACTTCAAAGCAACAGGACGCCATTAACGCAGTTATAGAAAATTTTGACGTAACTAGAGTGATGAATGCCATGCAAGCTACGGACTGGAGATGGTTTATAAATGGTAAACTTGTACCACTTACAAAACCAGACATTCTTATGTGTGCTCGTGAAATTCTAACAATAGCTGTACAAAACAGTGTTACGAGTTCCGATGGGAAAGGCTACTGTTATACCGGTGGTTTAGAAGCTGCTTGCAAAGACGACTTTTTGACCCTTAAGTTCGTATTACCTACAGGAGAGTTTGATATAAAGAGTGTTAACGACATTTCTGCCAAAAGCAATGAGAGTGCTACGGAAGACTATGAAAGCATAGTTAAACAGTACGCAAAACCATAATACAAATAACTCTAAGTTTAAAGAGCTTTGTTTCAAAAGTTACGTTAGAGTGAGCTTAAATTGACACACTCT